GGTGGCAGCTATCATATAATCCCGGCCAGTTGATCGGTGGTATGGTACTGACAATTGACGATCCTTCATATACAGGCAACGATGGCTCAGCCTCTACGTCAGGTATGTGTATGGATGCTACAGGTAAGAATATCTACTTGGCCAGAAACTCTACTGGTGATGATAACGCAATGATTCAGAAGAGTCTCACTATTGCAGGAGACTTAAAGGCCACAACTGACGTAGCCACAGTAACAGAATTCACGGACCTAACAAGGTTCCCGACTAAAACTGTCAATGCTGGTAACTGCTGCATTACCGAAGATGGAAGAGAGTTCTTTATCTCTGATCTTACAGATAATAAAGTAAAGCAATGGAAGCTTAGAACAAACTTCCAAATCTCTGATATAGGTTCTGTTGATCCTTACAACTCATGGGATTACGCTGACTACTATAAAGAGTTTCAGATCATTGGTAACATCTTAGATATCTATGTTAATAGAGCTAAGGCAAGCCTACTGGTTCTAACAGATGATAATAAGATCACTAAATACACGTTCACAGATAGTGACATCAGCACTGCAGTATATGACTCAGAGCTTGATATTAGTACCTACGCTGCTGGAGCCAAGTGCTTCACACTGACGTTCAAGGAGTCATCTATTGTCTTACTACTTCCATCAGGTATCATATACGCAGCACTAGAAGCTGGTATCGACCTTACCACAGTTAAGTGGAAGCCTGACGTTGTACCTCTCCTAAGTAATGACCCTAGAGGAGTAGCAATATCAGGAGATGGTAAGAAGCTATTCGTAGCTGACAATCAAACAGAAAATCCTACCTTGAGAGTATCTCAGTGGGAAATTGTATAAGGAGAACATCATGGGATGGTTCGCATTTCTATCTCCTATCTTCGAACACGTAGCTAAAATTGGTTCATCTTATATGAAGCGAAAAGAGGTTATCGCAGAGGGTAGGATCGCATTGGAGCAAGCTAAAGCTACGGCAGAAGCTAAACTCCAGATTACTAAACTAACCGCTGACATCGAATGGGAAAAGCTGATGGCTGACGGATCGACCAGATCGTGGAAAGACGAGTTCTGGACTATCCTATTGGCTATCCCACTATTCCTAGCATTCATTCCGGGCGCTGTAGGGTGGATCGAAGATGGGTTCAACGTTCTGGCTATGATGCCACAGTGGTATGGTATTGCTATCGGTGCAGCTATCTCAGCAGCATTTGGTAAGAACATTATCCAATACTTTACAAACATGAAAAAATAAGGAGATTAATGATGCCAATTGCACCATTGCCAAAATTCGGGCTTGGAGGTCTGATCACAGATCAACCCAAAGAATCCCTCGACCTGACTTACTTTGATGATGGTCTTAACATGCGCTCAGACGATGGTGCGCTTACTGGCGTCTACAGCTTTGATGATGATGATCTACGCCTAAGGCTATTCCAACTAGCTATTGATGGCGTAGATTACCCATCTGACATTTCTACTATTAACCCTATCTACTTAACACAGTGGACTCAGGCAGGTATCGAATACCTTGATGTCCTTACAGTAGGACTAGATAATGGTGATGCTGGTAAGGTATATATCACTGGTGGAGATAACGATACTGCTATCGTAAATAGCTGTACAACCTTCTACCCATTTACTTATGACCCAATCTATGGGTTTAACTCATTCATCTTCAACGAAGTCGCTATCCTTAACACAGTCACAGCCCCACCAATGTACTCATTCGATAGAGAGAACTTCTGGCAGCTACCTAACTTCTTTGGAGAACCCACAGGCCTAGACTTGACAGAGGTAAACATACACAACGTCTACTCAGTCTCAGTAGTTACTGACCCAGACTGGACCTCTATTGGTGGACCTCTGAATGCAGTAGTCGGCTCCGTATTCACTTCAACAGTTGCAAGCGCTGATATTTCTGCACTTGGCTCAGTTAAGTTCATGGAGTTGTACACAGCTAAGAGGATGTGTGTTTACAACGGTCGTCTGATCGCTATGAACCTCTTCAATGATCTGGACACTGTTGATGAATCAGATGACATCAAATCACCTATTGAGGTAGCATGGTCTACGTCCGTAACTGACATTGGCTCTATTATCAACCTACAGTGGTATGCGTCCTTTACTAACACAGCTGGTAACAACTTCCTGACCCAAACTCCGGGAAAGGTAGTAGATGGTAAACAGCTAGGTGAATTCCTGATGATCTACAAGACTGACTCAGTCTACAGATTGCAAGATGCAGGTGATCCCCTCTTTCTTGTTGGCGAGACTGCCTTCCTTGATGATGGCATTCTATCTGCGGACTGCGCAATTGACATAGGTTCTAACCGACATTTCGTGGTAGGACAATACGGTCTATATATTCACTCTGGTGGTCCTGAGAAACAGGACATTGCAGAGGATAAGAACGTAACTGGACTATACAATGATTTGCCAATCTCTATCGCTGACCGCGCTCTGACCTTCTGCTTTCATGACTCTCTTCAATCAGAAGTATGGACATGTTACAGGCACAGGGAAGCATCAGCTGCTGATCCTAATAAGGGCTGTACACGTGCATTAGTCTATAACTATGTAGATGGCACTTTCTATAGACGAACTCTGCCAAATGTCACTAAGATTATTGAGACAGAGATTAACGGTGTAGTTGAGATTGTTGCAGCCTCAAGAGATGTTGTCGCTAACTCTATCACATTAGGTAGTCTATATATTCTATCTAAGGACACTCTAGTAACTGATGGTTGGATTCAATTCACCTCAAGAGACTTGGGCATGATTGAAGTAGTAAAAGAGATTGACGGAATGTGGCCTACTGCCCAAGGAGATTTCGAATGCAAGATTAAAGGTTCCCTTTCTTCCACAGCACCAGATATGTCTGTAATCACCCCAGCAAACTTTACTGCTGCCACAGATTACAAGATGGACTTCCGACAGCTTGGTCGTTTCCATACTTTCCGAGTAGAGATGAGTGGTACTATTAATCCTGTTATCTCAGGTATGAAAGTAGACATGAAGCCACTAGGAGAAAGATAATGGGAACCACAGTACCAATTCCTATGGGGATCAAGGATAGGGCGGCTTACGCTGCTCTACTAAAGATCGCCCGTACACTGGCAAGAACAACAATACTCTCAATCTCTGAGAATGGTTCAGTTGCTCTAGCTGACGATCTTACAATTACTAATACAGCAGTCTATGCTCTACAGGAGTCAGTAGAAGTCGTTACATCCCTCTCTTTTGAGGAATTTAATAAAGACTCAGTAATGTATCAATTTGGTGCAGAATTGAAAGGAGATATAGGATACACTGAAGGTGATCCAAATCTTCCTTCTGCTTATGTTAATACAACTGTAAAGGCTCCATCGTTTGGAGATAATGACACAAATGTAATTCTACAAATGGACCTCTATGTGAGAGCCATCGACTCAATCTCTGGTTCAACTATTGAATGGAAGATTAAGAAACTTGAATGAGGACAAAATGAAAACACTACCTATGATCCCACCAGCTGATATGGTGCATCTAATGCCATTGTTTGAGAAGTATGTAAATCAAGCGTTCCACTCAGGAAATGGTGAAACTTCATACGCATCTCTTATAGGTAAGGGATTAAAGGGAGAAGCTCATTTCTGGGCTTTGATGGAAGACGAAGTATGTCATGGAGTCTGTACTACTGAATTTGCAGTATATGATGGCTATACATGCCTACATCTAATCACATTAGGCACAGACAACAAATCAAATTGGCAAGATTGGCACCACTTACTAGAAGACTTCTCACGGCATCATGGATGTAGAGAGATTCAGTTCTGGGGTAGGAAAGGCTTTTCTAGGGCTATTGATGTTGTAACTGGTTCTAAACAAGAGAAATATAAAGAGATATACCGTGTATTCTCAATGGAGTTAAATTATGATTCTACTAAATAAAATGTTGTACGGTCATAGCCTGATTGAGTCTATGGGTATCGTATATAAAGGAGGCGGTTCTAGTGGTACATCTACTGGTACATCTTCCAGTAAACTAGAAGTTGACGCTGCATACCAACCAGACGTAGCTCAAGCTATGGGTTCCCTCCGTTCTCAATATGAGGATGGTTCACTTGGACAAGTTGCAGGAGCCTCTGATCTACAGACAGAAGCTTTCGGAGCAGCCACAGGTTCAACTAACACTGGTTTAGACGCCATAAGATCAGCGCAGACAGGTTATACAGACGCTATGAATGGTGTAGGTCAATTTGATGCTACTGCTATCGGTGATCTTGAACAAGCTGCTATCGCTCAAGGTCAGAAGGCCCAAGGAGTGCAAGCTGATGCCTTTGCCAATTCCGGTTCTATTGGTGGCTCCAGATCAGCTATTGCTGCTGGTGATCAGGAAGCACAGCTAACTGCTAACCTTGCTAAGATCAAGTATGACCAACTAAATAAACAAAGAGAGTCAGCCATGTGGGGAGCGTCAGGACTAGAGCAATCTGGTATGAACGAAGCCAGCACTCTGACTAACAACATCCAAAGTCTCTTCTCTCTTGGTGAAGCCCAAAGAGGCATTACTCAGGAAGAACTTGATGCAGAAGCGAAAGGTCTGGAATCTTATATCACTGGCATCACGTCAATGCAAGATTTGATCTCAACCAACACTACTACATCATCCTCAACATCCTCCCAAAAGAAGAGTGGTAAATAATCATGGCTTTCGAACAACTAAAACAAGCTCAAGCCCAACGTGGTCGAACACCTCTACAGGCACCATCTGCTTCTGCCCCTATGGCTCAAGCTCCAAATATTGGTCCATCAGCTGGAGAACAGATTGGTGGTATGGTCGCTAATAAAGTAGCTAATGAAGGTATTAAGTATGGGACTAAACTTCTAACTGGTACTGGTGGTCCTCTGGCTGGCTTAGCTGGTGCTGCTGCTCCCGCTGCTGCTGCTGCTCCACTAGCTGCTGCTGCTCCACTAGCTGCTGCCGCTCCTCTAGCCGCTGCTGCCGCTCCTGCTGCCGCTGGTGCCGCTGGTGCTGGTGCTGCTGGCTTAGCTGGCGCTGCTGCTCTTGGTCCTTTAGCTCCTATCGCACTTGGTGCTATGGCTGTAAGAAAACTTGTTGGAGGAAAGTAAATGGGTAGACCATCAGCAGAGATGATTGATGCGGTCAATGAACTAGCTGCTGCTAATAATTGGTCGCCTCAAGATATTATGACTGTCTTCTCGTATGAGACAGGTGGAACTATGGACCCATGGCAGAAAGGACCAACCACTAAGTGGGGTCAACACCGTGGACTTATCCAATGGGGAGAAGAACAAAGGAACAAATATGGCGTATCTCAAGACACACCTGTCAGAGATCAAGTTATGGCCGCTGGTCGTTACTTTAAAGATAGAGGTGTAAAGGAAGGGGATGGACTCCTACCAATGTATGCATCTGTTAACGCAGGTCACGCTTCTAAAATCCATGCATCTGATGAAGCTGCTGGAGGTGCGCCGGGAACTGTTCTTGATAAAGTAAGAGATCAAATGGGTGGTCACCAGAAGAATGCTGCTGGTTGGCTAGGTAAGGACTACGTTCCTTCTAAATCTGATAATCGATCCCAAGATGAATCTTCGGTTCCTACTATTGAAGCAAGTCCAGATTCAATGGGAGTTCCTGAAATGGCAGACAGTCTAACACCACCTCCTATTGATATGCTTGACGATCCCGTTGGTTGGGCTAAGCAGGAAGGTAAGGGCTTTGCTCAGACTATGGCTAAAAAAGGTATTCAATCTCTTCTTGGTGGAGGAGGTAACGATACGCCACTCCCACCACCTCCACCATTAATTGAAGCTGCTCCTATCCCACGTAGAGGCGCACCAAGAGGACCAGTTGTTCTGGTTCAACGTAAGGAGAAGAAGAAATGAGTATTTTTGATTGGGTGACTGACACCTTTGGAAGTGGAAAGATGGAGAGTTCTCCTTCTGTTATGGAAGAAGGGACTAAAGTGATTGATCCTAGAGAAGAAGAAGCAAGACGTATTATGCATCAAGAGAATCAGAAAGAGACATTCTCTAATGTAGTCGGATCGTTGGGTGACCTTTTCGGAGGTGGTCGGGATTATGAGCGTCCTAAGATGAGTCAATCTGCACAAGCTGGTTGGATGGATGATAAACTAGGCAGTGGTCCAGCTGAACTTTTGGCAAAGGAAGCGCAAGAATCTGATATTGTATCTGGTAATCCTAATATTATTGTTGATGGATACGCTGAACAAGGTCAACCGGGATACGCTGGTGGCATCAAAGACTTTGGTACACCACCTCCGGTAGTAGAAGATGAAATTCCTAACATAGATGATGGCACAGATGTACCTCATCCTGACGCTGGTTGGATGGAAGAAATGCTGACAGGACCGGGAAAAGGAGACGACTTTGTACCAACTCACCCAGATGCAGGACATATCGTAAAGACTCTAACTGAACCGGGAAAAGGTGATCCAGAGGAAACAGCTAATCCTCATCCTGAAAAGACTATGAGTGAACCTGTTATTGATACTGATCCTGACATCACACCGGAAGAAGCAGAAGAAATTGTTAAGACAGTTGATTCTGTACCTGATACTGATGTACCCGATGGCACATCTAAGGATGCTGCTAAGCAGGTTGCTGCCGAAGATCCAAAAGGATTCAAGAAAGCTATCTCTTGGTTTACTAAGACATTCGGTATTGAAGGTCAGGACTTGGCTCGTGCTGCTCTATTTTATGCAGGTTCTCGTATTGCTGGATATGACCACTCTGGTTCTATGTCCTTCGCATTTGAACAAAGCATGGGAGATATCAGACAGAGACAAGCCTACACAGAATCTATGATTCAAAGTGGTAAGTACACACCTGAGTCAATCGCTGAGTTTAAGAAGACTCGTGATATCTCTAAGCTCAAACAGCATGTTGATCCCGCTAAGATTAAACCTACTAAACGCGATCTTACTAAACCTTATGTATCAAAAGATGGTACAAAGTATTATGAGACAACTGATGGTGATGGTAATAAAGCCTTCACTAATGCTGGTGGTAAGCTTTATACAGGTGGGGAACAACTTAAAGAGCTTAAATCACCTGAAACACTTGGAGAGATCATCGATGAACAAGGACCAGTAATTACATCTGGTATGAATGATGTAATCAAAAGAACTGGTATCGATGCTACTAAAAAGGGTGTACCTATTAATACCAACTTCCAAATTTCTACTGACGAAGCTTCTAGGGCAACTATTCAGATCATTAACGATCAGATGGGTGGTATTGGTAGTTCCGAACAACTTAACTCAGGACTTTATACAAGAGTAGCAAATAATGCTATCAGGGCTGCTATCAATGATGCCCAAGTATCTGGTAAAGTAATCAAGGATATCACTCCTTATGTTCTAGCTGAGATTCAGTATTATGAAGATAAAGAGGAATGGCAGCGTGGTCTTCTTAATAAAGATGGTGAAAAACTTAAGATAGAAGAATGGCAGCATATCACTAATGATATTATCAAGCGTGACTCACCAGAGTTTAAAGCTTTGATGGCCAAGGGATATACTCAAGATTATATCATCGACCACGTAATGAAAGAGCAGTATAAGGAATACCTTAAAGCTACTCCAGAAGATAAGAGGAAGCCAAACGGCTTCTGGTTGTATATGCAAAACACAAATAAATAAGGATAATGACATGAAAAGTAATGCGGAAATTATGGCTAATATGCCTGATGCGCCAGTAAACAAAATAGGCGACACAGATTTCAGCTTTATTGACGGTGACACTGTTAGAGATAGCAGTGGTAACTCGATCCGTATTGCTGGAATTGATACTCCTGAAGTAGCCCACACAAGGGATGTTTATACAGAAGAAAGATTTAGAGGAACTGCTGCTGGTGCTGTGACTACTGAGGTAGTTGCAGACCTTGCTCGTAAGAAAGGCTTTACAGAAGTTGTGATATCTGATGAAAAGGGTGTTTATGGGCGTAACATTGGTGACCTACGTAACCCTGAAACAGGAGAACTCTACTCTCAGTGGGCTATTAAGAATGGCCTTGCACCACTCCGTAAAGGTGCTTCCGTTGGTCAAGAGACTTCTTTCTGGGAAGGTATTGCAGAAAGACAAAGTGGTACTCAGGACGGGGATGCTGCTCTGGGAAGAGCTAAGATTCAAGATGCTAACCTTGAGCAGATGGCACTCAGTGGGGATCAAGATCCGTTCAAACAGAATGCTATTAACGAGATGCAATACGCTCAAGATCCGGATAAGTATTCTGGTGTAGCCATCAGAAACCCAGACCGCACTATGATGAATGAAGCTAAAGACCAGTGGACTACATCTTTTGATACTGCTCTTATTGGCATGACAGATGCTTTCGGAGGCTTCCAACAGATTCTTGGACAAATGACTGATAGTCCTGATCTTGTACGTACAGGAGAAGAGCGTTCTGCTGCAGCCAGATACAGAATGAGACTTAACCCAACTACTACTCTTGACTTAGGAGAAGTAGAAGGTGTAGGTGACTTCGTTGACTACTTGGCTAACAACATGGCTATGTCTGTTCCGTATATGGCGACAACCATCGCCTCAGGCGCTACAGGGACCATGACAGGGGCAGCTATCGGTATGACTACTGGTGGTCCAATAGCAGCTGGTGCTGGCGCTCTAACAGGGCTTGCAGTAGGTCTGAGCGCCCCTATGGCACTCTACTCTGGGCAGGTCTACAATGAACAGGAAGTAAAGAGTGAAAAAGCTGCTCTTATTTCTGGTTTCACACAAGCTGTATTAGATAGGCTTGGTATTAAAGGTATCAAGACAGGCTTTAGTGTAGGCTCCACGCTTAAAGAGGCAGAAAAGGAACTTATTAAGCAAGGTATGTCGAAAGAGGCTGCTAAGAAGATTGTAGCTACCGAGTCCAGACAGGTCATTTCTAAGTATATGGATGATGCTGCTGTATTCGCTAAACGACAAGTCTCAGCACGAAACCTTTCTAGAGAAGTAATCGCTAGATTTAGTAAGGGCTTTGGACAAGAAGCTGTAACGGAAGCAATGCAAGAAGCTGTTGCTTACGCTGGTGCAAACCATGAGAAAGAGAATTGGGGTATTCTTGAAGAAGGTAAGTTCGCAGATGCAATGCTTGAAAGAATGGGCAAAGCTGCTATAGCGGGCGGTCTTCTCGGTGGTTCTATGGGTGCAGTAGGTGCTGGTGCTAACCGTCTAGGTTGGGCTGATCAAGCTTATAACCTCTCTGATGGCACTAAGAACATGACTAAAGCTGATGTATGGTCTGCAGAAGCAGAGAAGAATGGTGACTTGTCTCATGATGAGTTCCTTCAAACCATGCAACATGATGGTAAAACTGATCCTCGTACTGACGTTCCATACCGTGTAGCTAACTTTATGAAAGATCAGAAGGATAAGAGTGCTAAAGACAAGACAATTGAAGCTCTGTTTACTATGCCTCGTCTATGGCGTGGACAGATGAGAGCTAACTTCGATCAGGAAGTATTGGCTAAATCTCCTAATGCTCGTAGAATCTGGGGTATGCTAGGTGGTGCTTTGAATAGAGTACACGCTGGCCACACTTTCGAGGATGCTAAGCACTTCAATAACCAACGCTATATCCAAATGAGTGGTAACCTTGGCCGTAAGTCTCAAGGGTATAAAGGTATCATGAGAGATTCCAAAGCTGCTAAAGAGTATTCTAAAGACTTCTATCGTGTTGCTGCATTGAAGAATGCACATGATGAAGCTGAATACAATAAAGCTCAGAAGGATAAATCATATACTCGTAAAGAATGGGATTGGTCTGGTACTTCTCCTAACGATAAGAGTACATTCCAACAGACGTTTAGGGATGCAGAAGCTACTGCTGATGCTATGATCCAGAGACAGAACCGTTCATGGATGTCTGGACTTGTTGGTGTTAAGCCTAAGTTTAAGAAGATCAATAACTATCTTTTGCGTTATAAAGCTATTGATAAGAAAGTATTGCAGGGTAAGAGAGAAGAGTTCCAAACACTTCTTAATGCTGAATATGGTATGCCTACAAAGGATGCCAACGATCTTATTAATCGTATTCTTGAACCACAAAGTGAAACAGGGGTAGATGACACAGTCTTCTCAATGCTAACTAATGGCTTTCACCCTTCTAACTCTAAGAAGCGTACAATCGGTATGTCTGAGAATGCTAAACTATCTGAGTTCTTTAGCCAAGACGTGGCTCATAACTTTGGTGAGGCATTCCGTTCTGCTGCTCGTTTCGAGGCTTACCACGACTATGTTGGTAAGGATAAGTGGAAGATTAACCAATTGATGCAGGGAATGATTGAGGATGGTATTGATAGTAAAGAGGTAGACAAGCTTGCTTGGAACCTTGAACGATACTTCCAATCTGAATCAGGTAACTACAAGCGTCCTCCAAAAGGAACTCTTGGTGACCGTCTGTTGACAGTACAGAAGAACCTATTGTCTTACTCTGTTCTGACCGCACTCCCACTATCAGCTTTCTCTTCTATTGTTGAATTGGCTCTCACTATGAAAGCTATGAACAATGAACAGATGTATGGTAAGAATGGACTCATGAATATGGGTTCTGAACTTGGGCGTATGATGGCCAGAGGCTTTAGACGTGTAGGTGTTGAGACATGGTCCGGTAATATGCTACTTGATAAGAGTGCAGTCGGAGAGTTGATCAACGTACTAGGCTACAATGAACAGGAGACAGGTGCTGCTACCACAACTGGTGCAACCGAAGTATCAGAGTTCAGGAGAGTCTGGATGGATAACTTCTTCAAGTATAACGGTCTGCAGGGACTTACTAATGCTACAAGAGCAATCCGTGCAAGCATGGCTAATGACTTCATGTTGAACCACATGGAGACTATCATGAAAGCTGAAGGTGTTGATACTAATGCTGTAAGACAAGCAAAGCAACAACTTCGTGATCTGGGATTAGATGTCCCACGTCTGGCTAGATTGATTGAGAAAGATGAAAGAGCTATGCAACAGTTTGGTTTGGATAATAAGGTTAATGGACCGCTCAGACTAGACGCAGAAGAGCAAGCCTTTATGAAAGATCAGATGATGCTTGCAACCTACAACTTTGTAAATGATGCAGTTGCACTTCCCGGTGCAGCTAACAGACCACTTCTCTATCAAGATCCAAGACTAGCCCTGTTGACACAGTTCAACGGTTACATTGCAACATTCCAAGCTACGATTCTCCCAAAGATGTGGGGAGATTATATCAAGCGTGGATCGCCTATGATGAAGTTTAATACCTTTGCTCTGATGGCGACAATGGTTATCCTTGGTGGTGCTTCACAGTACCTCAAAGATTGGCTAAAGTATGGTGAAGGTGAGAATCCTTATCTGGATAAATCACAACTTGTTAGACGAGCAGTAAACTCTTCTGGTATTCTTGGTACGAGTGAGAGAGGACTAAATCTTCTCTTTCCTTTGTATGGAAGATCAGAAAATCAAGGCCTCCCATCAATGCTATTCGACACTGTAACAGGTGAAGCTCCTGCCCTAAGTCCAGTACTTCGGATGAAGCAAGCAGCATCGGATGTGTATAATGAGGAGTATGACAAAGCAAAGTACAATGCTTTCCGAGCAGCGCCCTTTGTAGGACCAGCCACAAACCTAGCTAAATGGATTAGCGGTACTGGCGATAATTGAAACACGAATGAACTCTGAGGAGACACGTAGATGAGTAAGTTTAACAGCGGTGCGGTTAAGACAGCACAAGCAGGAACACAAACAGTTTCTGATTCGATCAAAAGATCATTGGAATCTATTCCTGATATTGTGGAGAAAGAACTAGAAGTAACAGCACCTGCTGATGAACAGGTACAAGCTCCTATGTCTTATGAAGATGAGGGAGCGTATGACCAGAACCTTGGTTATAGTCCAGAGGGTAACGTACTCCCTCTTGGACAACGTGCCAATATGGCTGCGAAAGGTGAACTGAATCCACGGATCAGCACCGCCGCACCTGAGGGCTATGACCCAAGAGCAGTAGAAAGATCTGCTGCACCTGATCTTGATCCTAATGATCTACAGGACTTTCCAAAACAATTCCCTACTCACAGATCTGCACCTAATAAACAACCATTGGTTAATATGAGTGACAGAGCCAAGAATATGGCAGAGGGAATGGTTAACCACACCATCGGTGGTAACTGGCACTTCAATAAAGCAGAACGTGCTATGATTGATCCTGCCAACCTATCGGATACTCCTACACCAGAGCAGATAGCTGATAGAGAAAGTGGCTTCTCCCAGAAGAGAGAACGTTCTAACTCTCTTGGTGAAGTTATGACTAACAAAGTTCCCAACGCTGTGTCGTTTGACTCAGTGGGTAACTATGCTATCAACCCTGAGTTTGCTAGACTCATGTCTGTCACAACAGAAGACCACATTCCTAATATGTTCCTTGGAACTCCTGCTGAGATGTTTGAGGAAGACTTCGAGACTTCTAAAGCTGGTGATCTGAAGCCTAAGACTATTAACCCTGTTGAGAGCGCTGGGCAGTTGGGTAGACAGATTATGTACTGGCATGATAAGACACAGGAGGCCAACGGAGGTCAAAAGCCACCAGCCTTGTCTGATCAAGAGTATAAGGAACTTGGTGCATTTGCTATTCAAGCTTACCAACGTGGTAATCCTAATCTTGTTGCTATTGCGAAAGATAACCAGAAAGAAGATGGAGATGGAATCGGTACTCGATATATTCTTACTTCTGATGGGGAAGCTGAGTTCGCTCGTTCTGATCCTTATCGTAAAGATATCTTTGGAGCCAAGATTCCTCCCCTACACTCTCGTCCTGTTGATGGATTGCTGCCAGAGAATCTCTCTGGACTCAGACCACAATTTAAGAACAAGAGAGCGCTGGGCAAGTTGAAGATGGTTGAAGAGTCTTTAAAGAATCAGTCTCAGGTCAACTACGTTGTCGACGTCCGTAGATCACGTATTGCTATGGCTATGATCATTCCTACTATGTTCCGTAATCCCGGTGCAGAAGGTGATATCTTTGGTAACGTCTTTGGTGTTGGTGAAGTTGCATTGAAGCAAGCATTCATCAAAGAGACTAAGCTAAACAACAGGAGTCCTGAGGATGCAAAAGGAACAGCATACAACATCGTAAAGGGAAACAAGCTTAACCTGTTAAAAGAGATGTCTACAATCATCCAGAACTTGTATAAGCCTAACTACCTTACATACGCTATCCAACAGAAGACATCACGCGCACACGCAATGCAGTCTGACTTTAACCCTACTCGAAATAAGGTGGTCAGATTCGCTACTCGTGGGCAGACACCAACAAAAGTAATTGCAGGATCACAACAGCAAGCTAACATGAAAGCTATCTTTGCTCTTAATCTTATGTCTGAAAAGCTGCAAGGAAAGGGTATGAATGACCTCTTGATGCCAAAGCAGAGGGCAGCAGAAGTAGATCGTATGATGGATGTGTGGTATAAGATGGGGACGGAAGTTAAGCAGCTTATCGACAACTCAATACCAGAAGAAACGTTCAACAGGATGTCAGAAGCTTTGAACCAAGGCATGCAACTCTCTGATCCTAATTTTCCTAAAGCTCCATTGAAGAACTTTGGGGAAGGTCTTTCTAAGAATCTCCAAATTCTGTTGAAGGATAAAGGAGAAGATGCTCCAATGATGTTTGAGACATTGATGGAAGTAGTTGACTACATGGACAACATGAAAGCGGGAAGACCACATTACTCCTCTCTTAATGCTTATGTTGATGGTAAGACAAACGGTATCGCTTTGGCTGCTATGATTCTCGGTAATGAGAAGCTGGCATTCCGAACTGGTGTTCTGCGTCCAGATGATGCCGTCTACTCTATGCAGGATGAAGAAGGGAACTCTCTCGACGTCCGTGGGGCTATGGCTCGGTTCATCTCAAACGAGATCAACGACAGAGCTGCATCTCAGTTAGAGGGTATGCCAGATATGGCAGATGATCAGCTTCATCTTATCAGTAGAGAGATGGAACTGGCTATGGGTAACTATAAGGAACTCAATAAATCTATCTCAATGATCTTTCCTTATGGTAAAGAACTGCAAGGTATGATTAATGAAGTTAGTGAACACTTCACAAACTTGATGGGTTCAGATCCTGAGTTCAACTCAATGGTTGAATGGCTGGAAGCCTCTGGTTATTCTATGGAAGATCAGATGAAGCAAGTACACAAGAATGTTATCTCTTCTCTTTTCGACGTATTCGGAGAGGAAACATTTGAAGGTCGTGCTGTTCAAAGAGCGTCATCGTATCTTATGGCCGCAATGGACGGTGAGCTAGTGTATGTTGGCCCATCTGAAACTAATGTATCCTTGGCTGGTAAGAAACTTGATACTTCTAAGGTGCAGAAAGGTGTTGTATCTGCTCACGTACGTACTGAGGACGGTAAGAGAGATGAGTCTAAGCTTAACGTGCAGTCCTCTCCTTCTTATGCCAGTTCTGCTGGTGCTAAGAATGATCAGATCGGTGCTGACGGACGTGCTTTGTCTGTTGTTGTACCTATCCACGCGGCTGATGCTGCTGTTGTCCACAGGTCTTTCTCTGGTAAATCTATGGAAAGAATTAAGGGAACGTATGCTAATCCAGATGATGCTTTCTTTACACAGATTTATGACGCTTTCAAAGTTGATGTTTCTAATTATCAAGTAGTCCTTGAGGAAATTAACCAAAACTTTGTTGACGTTTCTATGGAAAATAAGGATTACTTTGAGCTTGGTTATGAAGCAGTAACTAAAGCGCGGGCAGAGTTCCATAAGAAGTTGGAGACAATTCCTAAAGGAACTCAACTGAGTGTCTTGCCGGGATCACGTCTTGACTTTATGGGTCATCTACTTTCATCGGAAGTAGTTATGATTGCTGGTGCAGCTTCTAATAAAAACAGAGGCCTCCAAGCTTTTGTCAAGGGCATTACTCCCATGAGAGCTGGTCAGAGTATGGAAGCGTTCGACCAACTTGTTGGCAACCGTACAAGAGAACTCGCACAGATTCTTAATAAACTTCCCAATGTTGATGTGGGTGTACCCAACTCTTCAACGCGATTTGGTAAAGTTCATGAGGCGATCTCTAGGGAGACTGCGCAAGAGTTTTTGGAAATCCTTTTCCGATTCTCAGATTATTCTAAAAAGACAACAGCGTTCACCCAAAAAATTAAGGGAAAACGTAGAAATCTTTTGAGTAAGATAAGTGAACAACAGAAGAGAACAGGGCATGGTGTGTATCAATTCTATGCACACTAATTTTCGTAGCCGCCATGTCGGTTATTATAAGAGTGTTCAACATAAAAAAAAGGTAGTTACCTACAATCCAACTAAGGATCATGGGTAACTACGCGTATGTGCTGCAGGTCATAAACAAGTAATATGCGCTGTAGATCATAAACACAATATATACGTTAGATCGTATATGGAGTGTCATTAAGAAAAAAAAAGAGTGTAGACAGATTCCCATTAGGGTTTCCATCTACACTCTTATTTTTTTTAACGTCGCCAATCATTAGAAGTGTCATCTCTGACTTCTCTAATCTCTTGCTCAAGTTTATCTACTTGTCTTTCTAATTCTATTAAACGAGTAGTTAGCTCTTGTAGGTATGCATCGTCTTTATTATCTAAAGTCCATTTAGCCATTTGCTTTTTATCTCTCCATAGTTTCAATTCTTCCTCACGTTCACGTTGTCTACGTGCATTCTGAATTTGACCAGCTTCAATTTCTTGTTGGTCCTGATACGCATTGATACTCTCTTCAGATTGCCCACCGTATCCATCACCCCAACCACGTCCGTAATTAGCCATTTGCTGCTTCCTTTTCTCTTTTCTTAACTCTCCAATGAGCCATATACTCTACATCACCAGCCATGATAGAACCATAAGGATCAACATAGTCAACGATATTTGCCAGACCATAGAATTGAATAGCTTCCGTCACTCTGGCTGCACTCTTATAAGCATTGGGGAACTCTGACTCATCAGGGTATCCACTCCAGAAGCGGTAGTCTATCTTTGGTGGAGTCTTATCAGCATCGGACTTGCTGTAAGCTGTACGAGACATATCCCGTCCTGCTCCATGTGGTGCGAACCCTAACGCTTCTTTGTTGTTAGAGTGTGATGTGATTAGGATAGGCTCTTCCATATTCATAGGGATCAGAGTGTGACCTGAGTCGTCATCTGAGTGTCCTTTATAAGAAGGTGTTGCACCCTTGGCATGATGAAACTCATCTCCTTCTTTGAAGATAAAGTTATGAGGGTTCCAGAATTGGTCAGTGATAGTTACACCACAGTGTGTGGCAATAGCATTATGCAGATCAAAGTGGTTACGCTTAGTCCATTCTCTGACTACACATAGTGCTTCCCAATATTCTTTACCTTCTGCGCTATCGAAATCCAACCAAGCATGCTCTTTGTCAATTCCTCTGGCTCGTCGTGCAAGTAGCTTCTCCGCAACTCGCTTCCCATTATTGTAAACCGATGCTCCGAACCCTCTTGATCCATGATGTGATACAATACAGACTCGCCCATTGGACCGTCTACGTCCCACGTAATAGAAATGATTTCCATCCCCTTGGCTTCCAAAGTCTCTTTGAGCCTTGCTTCCAAGATGTTGTAGGAATTGGTTTGAGTCGAAGTCTTCAATGAAACTGTCCTCAAGACTAATTCGTCTGCTTTCAACTTCCATAGGTCGGCTACCGAAGTGTGTGAACTCTTGGATAACATCTAGTAAGTCCTTCTGTGGGATATCTTGACTAAGCTCTGTAAGCGCCATAGAGCAGCATACATCAGCGCTGTGGTAGGATGGGTGCAGGGCGTTCTTAGTTGTGACCACAGCCCCCACTGGAATCGTTCCTGCAGGGCATGCATCTGGCATGATGGCTGTTCTGATTACAGTAGGTACAACTCTGATGGCATCCATAGCTGCAAGTACACCTTCTTTATTCGTTAACTCAATATCATTACTGACATTCAGAAAGTCATTCATTGGTGCTTTATTACTCATAGGTAGGATAAGAGGCTCTTCACGCTTTAAGAGTGCAGTCTGAATCTCTTGTCGACTCATTCCTTTGACTGCCATTGAGTTTGCTACCTCAATACACTCCTTTACGAATGGACCTTGTCTAATACCCATCTGGATAATATCTTTTCCATCATATTCCAACTGTGATCATTTTCTTAGTCATTACAGCATCCCTTTCGAGGCCAACCGTTCTTTGATATAACGCTTAGACTGCGCTCTGTTTGTATCTGCTTTGGAACGAGCTTCACTCTCTGATGCTCCTGCGTCCATATAAGTATTCAAGTTATCTGCATGAACTTTATCCAAGATCAGATCATTGATATAAGGAGTGTAAGCTACTGTAGGATCAAGTCCTAGTTCTTCTACGTATTCCATGTCATCTACTTTACCGCCCATTAGAGCAGCCATATTATAACTTTTATTTTCCATATTATTCTCCTAACAACTTTGGTCGCATGGTCTACTATTGCATGTCTCACAATCTTGTGGTGAGTAACTGCAGCATTCATATGCATCACCATCTATAGTATATCCATCGCAATCAGGACATACTCCATCAATTTCTTCGTATTTATAACCACTTGGTTCACAACACATATTCTATTCCTTTATGCAAAGAAGTAATCAGATTCTCTGACTTCCTCAATTTTCAATTTACCGATCATCGGCTGTTCTACATTCAAACCTTCCTTAGAAGATAAGAGAGTGTCTTCGATGTAATCATAGAAGTTCTCCTTATCATACATCTGGATAAAGGCTTCTTTAGTAATATGCTTCAACAGTTTAATGTATGGAGCATGAGTGGCAAAGGCATCATGTACAGCAGCAAAGTCATATTCCCAATTGTCGATGACAATAGACATGTGTGAGCTATCCATAGAGTGAGTGAAGTTTGGGGATATACCAGAAGCGTATCCTCTTGCATCAGGGAAGTCAGTCTCTTCGACACCCCTGTGTTCAATTCGGCCAACGCCTCTAATAGTACCTTTGCACCGTAGTTGACGTGTAGTAAAACACTTATATACTACAATGAAACCTGATGGAGTAGTCCACGATATGATCCTATTTCCATTACCTTCAACTAGCTTAGAAGTATAAGTACTGAGTTCAACAGATAAAGTATTCAATCTCTGAATCTCATCATCTGTCTTTTCTTTCTTATAATTAAGAGTCTTATGTTCTTTCTTCAAAGCCTGATGCTTCTGATGTGCTAGCTTACCTTCTCCGTCAAACCATTGGTACTTACCAAGTTCGAACTGTGCAAGCTTCTGCAGATAGCTCATAGTTGATAATGGGCCGGGACATACATCATTAATAGCTTGGATCAGATTATGAGAGAGATTATTACAATCCTCTACTGTTATCCCATACTTAGTTGTAAAGTCCTCTTGGTGGCAGTCAGCATACATATTGATTCCCATCGTCTTCTCACCTGCTGAGTACGCTCTTGTCATACTCCCACGCTTAGAGATACCTTTCCGGATATGCTTCATTGGCATACACTTCTCAGCGAACCAATCAGGCATGAGTTCAATCAGGGACTTAGCAGTCTGCACATAGAAGTCTCTCTGAATGATACTTGGGATGAGTCCTACCAGAGAACCTGTCTTATCATCCTTTGACATCGCTCCTAGGTGTTGCCATCCGTTATTTGACCCATCTATCTGGATAGGTAAATGGGTGATGTACTCTCCTTCTGCGGCCAAAAGGTGTTTCCATTCTATACAGCATGAGAGGAATGCAACAGGCTTTTCAGCTTCTGATCTGATCTCTTTTGCATTCGCCCATTCTACGATTTTGTCAATGTTGTTATATGTCCATCTTGCTCTGTCTTCAAGAGAAAGCTTGTCCACTGCGATTGAGTCAAGTCCTTCCTCTCGTAAGTAGCTGACATAATCGGCTCCAACGAAATAGGTTGGGATGTTATCAATATCAAAGGACTCATTGTATGACGAGGCTGTATGGATTGCAAGTGCCTCTTCTCCATCTGCGTCCATTGGGACACCGTCAGCGAAGAGCATGATACCTCTTGCCACATCTGTTCCTTGGAAGTTAAAGAAGGATTCGTTGTAGTAGAATCGTCCTCTGTAGTCGAGTTCAACTGTTTGATAAAACCTTTCTTCGTCAGATAACAGTGTAGCTTTTTGTATAACATATTCATGTGCTGTCTTCTTTGATTGTGATTTGAGTGCAATCAGCTTTAGGTTCCAGTTTATTGCTTCTTTCTCATAATTATCTTTCAGCTTCTCAAGATGTTTAGAAGTCTTCCCTTTTAGTTTGTTCGTTTCCATTCGCATCGCTGCGTATGCATTGTCCATCTTACCTTTGTTACCAAGCTTCGGAATTTGAATTTCAGAGTTTGGAACGAATAGTTCTCTATTTGCTTTGACAGCAGATAGTACTTCCAGATTAACTTTGAACGCAGTCTTCTGTAGTTTGTTGACTGCAGCCACGTGTTGAGATTGTTCGACAAGTTCCCATTCCTCTTTTGTTAGTGATGAACGCTTAATAGCTTCTCTCTTCATCGGTGGTGGAATAGAGAATAGAGTACCTCTAAGGTCTTTCTTCTCTTTTACCAAAGGCATATCAGCAATCTCTGACCACCTTGATTCTAACTGAACAATGTAAGGAGCCTTAATATCATGTTCAGAGAATGCTGGCTCTCTGTAGATAGAGATGTATCTAAGTGCTGACAGGGCTTCGAGCATAACATCACCAAGTCTTACTCGGTTAGTGAATGACTCATCTACTCTGCCCATCATACCAAAGATACGACCACCGATTGAGGTAGATACTTTGGTTAGTTTAGCTATACCAGCTACCTCGCTCCTTATAGTTGCTACGAGGATCTGCTGAATAGCTACGTTGATATAGTCTTCAAGAGAGTTATCTGACTTATCAAACTTTAGGAAGGTTGCTCCTGCGTTACCTCCTCCGTATAGGAGAGAGATAGAGTCAATCTTCTTCTGTAGATATTCTTCAATGTCTTTCATCTTTACCTCAATTACTTAGTACTTTTTGCAGCGATCTTTTCTACAATGTTCCACACAGATTGGTTTCTTATATGGTCTTCAATACTTCCATGAACTTCACTTCTGGGGATTCCCATATTATGATTACCGAATTCAATACTGTCAAATTTATAATCACTTAGGTCACTCAGGTTCGATATATTGTAAGCTTTAGATTCAGCTACTTTGATTCTATTATCTTTAGAACCAACATATACTTCAATAAATAGACTCATCTTATTCCCCTATACAGTTTTCCAAGGATCTCTTTCTTCACGCATTCTACGGCTGATTTCATCTAGTCGTTTTGTTTCTTCTAATGAGAAGAGTTCTTGATTAGAGTTATATGCTCGGTCAATCATTTCTTCTAGAAATTCTTCATCATTATTCATAGAACACTCTTCTCACCTTCTGTTAGCTCTGCACCCCAACCACTGAAACAGAAGTCAGCTTCTAGTCCTGTGATATCTTCGAATGCTTTTTCAATAGCGACTCTCATAGGAAAATCACAACCACCTGGGAGTGCTACAATAGTACCTTTCTTTAGCCCAATCTTACATTCCCAGATAGGACCATCTCTTTTAGTGGGTTTGTCTAATCTAACTACATCAAACCCTTCGTCTTCTAATAGTTTTTGAATATCATCAATCATGATCGTACCCTATATTCTTCAAATGTTTCAGATAGCATATAAGGGATACTATCATCATCATTAAATTTCTTCGCATACTCATCATAGTATTTTTGAGCAGCTTCTTCTGAGGAGAATACATTATGTACTCCATCCCAGTATGTTTCATAGGATTCTTTATCCCAATGACTCATAATCCATACTTTCATATCGGTATATTCCTCTTACAGTTGGTTAAACTTCTCAATCAAACTTCTGACTTCGATAGCTACAGAAGCATTACTTGTCTTTGTAGCATCCAGAATGTTATTCATAAGATTAGAATAATCATGAATCCTATTCTGCTGTCTTACTTTTTCTCTAACAACAGAATCTCGTAGTTTATTTAGTTCACATTGAATATCATCAAACATTGATCTACTTTCTTTTTTAAATCTGTGAGTTCTCTATTTGCAGTCGCCCATTTCATTCCCATACGTTTAGTTTGGCCTTTCCAATGGTCCCTCGATTTTGTCATAGCTTCCAGTTCTGTATCTTCACTCATCTTACAATCCAATCTTTTCAGCTTCTGTTTTATTTGATACATCCTTAAACATATCTTCTGCAGCCAGAGTAGAGTTACTGGCCACCTTCTTCAACCTCTTAGTCTTCCAATCATAGAATGCTTTACCAGCCATACCAGTGTTACCCGTCTTACGAGCTTTTTGCACCATGATTTCAATTGTGTTCTTCACAGTCTCATCTTCATGGACCATGTTACGGCTGAATGCAATGATGTCAAAGCAGATTTGTTTAATAGAACCTGAACCTTTAATATCATCAAGAGAGGGCATATGACCTTCTTCGAAGCTCTTACTACCGCTACCTGTTTTCCGTAGGTGAGAGATTACACCTAGCCATACAGGCCAGCCTTTGACAAGCTTCAATAGATCACTCATCATCTTGTCGATTGCTTCATTACCTGAGAGTCCTTCATTGCCTTCGGAGACAGCGATAGTGATGTGGTCTAGTACGATGTTGTTAACACCCATAGCACACAAAGCTCTCATCTTATCAATCAAGGATTCATCAGAGACAGATCCTTGGTGATCTAGAATAATTACTCGTTCATCGGCAAAGAGATACTCGAATGCGGCTCTCTCTTCTTCTGGTGTGACAGGATTTTCATCATCGTCAACACTCTTACCAATGTACATCTCAATCATTTTCTGTACTGATTCACCTACGTCTTCTTCAAGAGAAATAATACCAAGACGTTCTTCAGGAGTTGCAATCAGCTTCAGCATAATCTCTTTTGTAACTGTGGTCTTGCCTGATCCTGTACCAGATACGAAGAGGACGATCTCCCCTTTACGCATACCTTTGAGCTTTGTATTAAGCCCTGAGAGACAGTCAGGGTATTCAATGACCGCAACTTCCTTACGGTCTTTATATCGCTCCCATAGCGACTCTCCCATGACAAATCCTGCAGGAGCATATGGCACAGCATTCCAGATTTGGTTAATGACATACTGACCTTTCTCGCTTATCAAAGCGTCATTTGCATCTTTATATTTAGGGTCTTCAATGATAAAAGCTTTTCCCGGTCCGATAGCTTTTGCAATCTTCTGCATCAGTTCTTGGCCAGCACCTTTCTCATCCGTGTCACCCCATAGCATCACTTTCTCAAATGAGTTAACCCATTCAATATTCTTAACCACAGTCGCAACATCATTACTATTAAATACTGACACAACTGGGAACTGTCTGCCATTGTATTTATCCATGTACGCCCGTTGGATCGCGATGGCGTCATCCTCTCCCTCTGTAATGATAAGAGTCTTTCCTCCGGATGAAAAGAGGGATTGCCCAAATAACTCACACTTTGGATCACTGAGGATTCTTGTGTTCCCTTTGAGATAGAATTTCTTTCCCTCAACAGTATTTCCATCTGAGTCTTTACGCTTGTCATGTTTCTGTTTAAACGTTGCAAGCTTTCCATTTGCTGTCCAAGGATAATATCTTGATCCGTTTGTACCATCTTCTTTAATCTCAGTACGAACACCATAGAACTCCATGGCTGCTCTTGTCAATTCTCTTTCTTTTACTCCACGAATAGGGAGCTTCTTGATTGCTTCGAGAGTATTATAAATCTCATCGAAGTCTAGTACTTCATCTTCTGCCACTTTATTAGTGCCACCTTTGTAGAACCACGTTTGATTGCACATACCAAAGCATGTTGCATGATCTTCATACCATCCGAATGAATCCGAAGATCCACAGAATTCGCATTCGTGTCTTCCTCTGAGTAGACGTGTGTCATTCAGAGTCTTATTCTCAATTATATTACTCAATCTTCCTTTAACCACACTGATTCATCTTGAAATTTAATAACAACGATAGGCAGTTTACCTTCGCTGAGTTCTAATGTTGCATCGTAATACAACGTTTCACCTTCTGGAGTATGAAGCTCATCCATAATAGATGTGGCCCCAAGAGTTAGAAGAGGGTATCTACACTTTATAAATACCTCTTCCAGAAACTCATTAGGGACTCGCTCCACTCCCCGAACTAGGAGTTTTGTTTGCATCTTTGCAGTTGTCTCCATGCCAATGTGCTAAGTTAGCTACATCGCATTCATAATTACAATGAGGACATGTTCCTCTTGGCAAGTTGTATGCAGCTTTTCTAAGCTTCTCTCTTGTCTTCTCCGATACAATTGTAGGAGGGAGAAACTTGATAGCTCCAATAGCTTTGTTATAGTATTTCCGTGTACCGTCTGTCAGTACATCAGTCAACACGTTTTGGGAGTGTTGAAGATTAGTCTCAGTATATGTAAGCTCTGCTTGAGTCTTACACTCTGCTAAGATAATAAATTTAAACTTATCTTTACCAATCTTATCAATCTCTTCATTAAGCTCAGTAGACGATCCTGTATATTCACGCCATTTCATTTCGGTAAACTTCTTTCTATTTCTCTTATATCCTTTTAGAGGAGGAAGAGTAGTAACAGAGAAGTATTTCTTTTTACCGATGTAAGCTCTTGTAGTCAGAGTGTTGACTACTAGGTACACAAAGCCTTGCATAGTCGATGGGTCAAGATCTCTCTCAAACTCCCAATGACCATTGTTCTTACTTATTTTTCCATTCATTGGTTAGATGCTCCTTAAAAAGGAATTCATCTTCTAACCAACGGCGCATGTATATAAGGTTGCAGTTAGTGTGCAGCTTATGCTCCCAACCGTCCTTATACTCATCCTTATATAGGTCTACAAGCTTCTGCATCATTCCAGAGTGGTCTAAGCCCTCAAAGGCTTTCTTAGCCTTTACAGGCCCCATCCCTTTGATGCCAAAGATGTTATCTACAGTATCACCAGTAATAAGCTGGCAACAGAATCGTTCCCAACCTGCTTCCGGTGATGTGAATACCCATCTATCTTCTTCTTTAATAGGTTTCTTAGCTGACCCACCGTAGTTGTAGTGGTTGCCGGGGTATTGTAGAATGTCTTTGTCGATTGCAGCTATGACATATGCGTCACCACGCTTATCAGCTTCATAAGCCCATGATACTACCTGATCATCAGCTTCCCAACCATCACACTGCACAGCACCATTCTCAATGGCGTATGTCGCAAGATAGTTAAGTCTTTTTCTAAGAGCTTCCTCAAGTTTAGGTCGTTGCGCTTTATACGCGGGATCAAGCTTCTCACGGAAGTTATCTCGTCCTTTGACTGCCACATGAATCTCGTCGGCCCAAGTATGAACTTTGATATGTTCTAACTTAGTCGCCCAACGATCTCTCATCATCTTTTCTGTAGTCACGTCACCATATGCACACTTGTAAATAAGTGAGTCGGCGTCTACGAATGTTAAATTCATTTATCCTTTCTCTTGTTAGTGTACGTCTGCGTACGATGTTCCGATCATTGCATCACCGCCATCCATAATCTCAACTCCGAACCACTTTGGTCCTTCTTTGAAACCTTCTTTAATGATAGGTGCTGCTCGTTCCACATCTTCATCCGCAACTGAGTAAGCTGCTTCATCATGGTAGAAGATACGTGGCTTTGCATCAATACCTTCTTCTCTCATCTTATCCCATGACCACTTCATAGAAGCAGTACATGTAGCCTTTTCCAAGTCTTGAAGATAAGAATTAAGACAGTTCTTTGGATCATCTACAAATAGAATGTTACCAGTTTCACCAAAGATAAATCCGTTATTACGATGCCACTCTTTCTCCAGCCGTTCTCTGGCCATAGCAAACTCAGGGATTTCAAGTTCGTAGTTATCAATCATTTCTTGAGCTTCTTCTGTTGGGATACCAAACTCAAAGCCGAGGCCCATAGCAGTAGATCCGAATAGAATACGATAGATGAATACTTTGGCTTGTTGTCTCGTAGATCCAATTTTGTCTGCGTGATATTGGTGCGCATCGGGACCGAAGACCACTTTCTCTGTATACGCTTTGTTGTCACATACATGACAGAAACCTCTTAGTTGGTTACCTGCTGAGTCAGCTCCTACAATCTTACGGCCATCTTCTGCCATAAACAAAGATCTGATCTCTTTCCCATATGGTACTTTAACAGAAGGAAGATTTACAATCCCTTCATGTCGTACTCGGAATGTGGGAGTACCGATAGTCCACATGTTACCAGAGATGCGACCATCTCCACGTTTCTCAGACATCTTATTGAAGCCTTCGAAAGAAGATCGTCGGTGTTGTAGCATAGCATATTCTTTAACGCCTTTACCAACTTCACCAAGAGCCTCTAGTGCTGGTCCATCCAAGATAGGAGAGGTATTAACCCATCGACCAGTAGTATTCTTCTTCCTATTCCACTCATCAGGCTCCCAACCGAGACTTTCTTGGAGATACTCCTTCACATCTTTGGGGTTACCCAAGGTGATCGGCAGTTCTTCAAATCGTTGGAACTCTTCATTTGGTTGAATAGGAGGATTATCTAGCAAAGCATCTTCTGGCTTTACTTCGATACCCAGATGTTCAGATAGCATACGTGCAGTGTTAGAGTTGTACCATCCTGCTTTTGTATACTTGGGTGTCTTAGGTAGCTTATCCTTGTAGACCTTACGCTTACCGAGCTTTGGCTCAATCATACGTTCAATCTTACCCATTCTTTTATTAAGTTCTTCCAGATTGCGGTCTGCTCGTGGTCGATCATATGTCCAACCATCACGGTTGAAGATCATATTGAGGCGACCTACAAACATCTCACACTCAATACGTTTAGAGTATAGAGGATTACGTTTAATTAGGAATGATGCTTCATTGTAGAGTGTCTTATACACTTCATGATTTAGATTAACGTCTTGTACACAGTACTTCAACATTTCTCTATTATAATGTGACCAATCATGGTAGTCACCTTTAGGGTAATTCAGTTTCTCTCCCCAACCACCTAGGCCATGAGGGTGAGTACGTTTGTACCGATTAAGCATAGATAGAATCCATGTGTCGGTTACTTTAATGTCATCTGCTAGTTTCCATCCGTAGATCTTTTCCATTGCAGGAATGTCATATCCGAATAGGTTGTGACCAATATGATTAGTTACTTTATCCAGATATTCAATTCCGTAATCAAGATTAGGTAGTGATCTATCATGGTCAGAGAATTTAAGAATAGAGTTAGTATCAATATCTTTGGTTACAAGACACCAGATATTCTCAAGTCCTTGGAGTAGGTCATTACCTTCAATGTCCCATACGACTTCTAGTTTAGCTTTGCTCATCACTCATGAACCTCTTAATAAATTGGATTGGTTCTAGTGTCATGACTGTTAGATACACGACGAACACCGCTGGCACTACCAACGATATAAAGTTTGAAAAGCTCAAGGCTTATCCTTTCTTATTGTTTGCACATTTGGGACACTGATCACCTTCGTCATTGAAGATGGACAGTATCAACCTAGACATCATTGTCTTACATGTTGTGCATATATATGTTTCAAATTTCTCGATGGAATTTTCCATAGTTCTCCATATCATCAGATGTCTTTAGGAACTCTCTATACTTAGGTCTAGGATATTTCCTATTGATCTCATCATTAATGAATATGTATTTAGTGTTAAAGTATGACTCTACAATCTCTTCATACTGTGATCTATCAGCTTCTGATATCTGATCACACATCTTTAGAATGTTATGTCGCCTTTCTTCTTCCTCTTCTTCTGGTGTCTTACCCTGCTCTAGATAGATAGGTGCAACAGATTCATGGAGTGTCTTCAATTGTACTTCTTCTTCATCCCTCAGTTTATGAATGAAGGTGTTAGCATCTAGCAGTCTCTCAAATCGAGTTCTGCATACGATGTAGTCACCGTCTTCTGTCATAGCCTGAGTGTCAACGAAGTACCAACGGTATCTCTTACCGTTAGTAAACTTGATGACGTCTTTGTCGGTCCTAGTAATAAAGAATGGTCCACCTAATATCAATAGATGAACCACTTCTTTATGCGTTATGTCAGTTGGTTCCCCGCCCTTGGGGTTACTCACACTCACGTCGACCTGTGGCAGGATCATAGAAGCATGCACTCCCTCCGCCATATTCTAATTGCTCTTTGATATCTTCAGCAATCGTGTTTTCCAAGAAGCGATCAGAGAAAGCTTCATACCATCCTCGGACAGTTTCGTAAATAATATGTAGTACGTTCATTTATTTTCTCCGTAGTAAACGTGCGAACCATGATCCTCGGATTGAGGACTGCTCTTCTTTAACAGCATTAAGAATGCCATATCGCTTTCCTGCTGCTCTGAATGTAGTACAGCCAGATGCACCATTTCTCCAAGCTCTCATATAGATTTCTTTGAACTCTTCCCAAGTAGTCTCTTCTCCAACGTTGATAGTCTTAGAGCAAGCTGAGTCAACGTACTTAGAACACACTGTCAGCATGTCCACGTGTTGAATAGGAGTCAGGTCATTAGCGCATACACCTTTGACATTATAGAACTCATAAGCGAAGTCTTTGACGACCTCCTTGATTTCTCCATCGAACTCTTGAATTGTTCTTTCGTATTCGAGCAAGAATGGTGGTTCAAGGCCTGACGATACATTGTTCGCACATAGGCTGATGGTGCCTGTGGGTGCGATGGAAAGGAGATGCGAATTTCTGATACCATACTTTAGCATCCTTTGGATCATATCTTTTGGTAGTACGTCTTGAATGAACTCACTCTCTACCATACGAGGATCGAATAGTGGGAATGGTCCTTTCTCAATTGCAAGATCAATAGAAGCATTGTAGCATGCTAGTGCAATACGCTTCATCAACTTTGCTGTCAGCTTCTCTCCCTTCCGTGAACCATATTTGATTCCACAGATTTCAAGAGCATTAGCAAGTCCAGTAACACCAAGACCCATCCTACGTTTGTTCTTAGCTTCTGCTTCTTGTTCAGGATGAGGATAAGTAGTTCTGTCGATGACGTTATCCATTGCTCTGACAATCGCTGGGATTGCCTTACAGATAGCATCAATGTCAATGGCGTACCCTTGGCCTACATACTTGTTCGCAATGAACTGAGCCATGTTAATTGAGCCTAAGAGACATGCACCATGTGGTGGTAGTGGTTGTTCTCCACAAGGATTAGTCGCTGCGATAGTCTCACAGTACCATAGGTTATTCTTACGGTTGATCTTATCAAGAAAGAGTACTCCCGGTTCAGCCCAATCCCATGTAGCTCTCATAATCTGTTCATACAGAGAACGAGCGTCTACTGTCTTATATACACGACCTTCGAATACGAGATCGAATTGAGTTCCGTCTACAACAGCTTGCATGAACTTGTCGGTTACACCCACACTGATGTTGAACTTAGTCAGGTTGTGTTTATTACACTTCGCCTGAATGAATTCCTCAATGTCTGGATGGTCGACACGAAGTACTCCCATCTGCGCACCACGGCGGTGACCAGCTGAGCTAATAGTACCACAGAGGGCGTCGAAGATCTGCATGAACTCAAGTGGTCCTGTTGACTTCGAGTCCAAGCTCTTAATGGTAGTACCTCTTGGGCGTAGAGTAGAGAAGTCATAACCGATTCCTCCTCCTAGTTGCATTGTTAGTGCAGCCTCTTTCACTTTGTCCATAATACCAGCCAATGAGTCTGGAATAGTGTCGGATACAAAGCAGTTAAATGCTGTTACTACTCTTGGCGCTCCTGCTGCACTCT